TCTGCTATTGCATCAGCTTTCCACGCTGCTTTTGGTGATTCTGACGAGCCATTTGATGCAGATAATTGGTTTAAGAATTGGTGTAATAGGCATTTTGGTGGGTTTGTCGGCGACTCTATATCTCGTGGCGTATTATCCCAGGCTACTGGAGCAAACTTTGCAGACCGTATGAGTATTAACATGAGCGATATGTGGTTCCCAAGCGTTAAGAAAAGCCAAGATGAAGTGCAATATTTACAAAATGTTATGACTAACTTAATGGGTCCTGTAGCTGGTGCTGCACTAGGATACGCCGAGGCGCTTAAACGTCTAAATGACGGGCACTATGAACGTGCTGCTGAAGCTATGTTACCCGCCGGTATTAAGAATATCTTTGTCGGTACTAGGTATTTAGTAGAGGGTAAAGCTCTAACTATGAAGGGCGACACACTAGACGATAACGTTCCAGCACGAGACGCTTTAAAACAAATGCTTGGTTTCTCTCCAGAAGATACAGCTCAAAAACAAAAAGCTGCAATGGAAATGAAGAGCCAAGATATGGAAATTACTCAACGCAAGACTGACTTAGAAAACGCTTTCTTTATGGCATTTGATAGCGGTGATTCTGATATGCAACAGCGTGTAATGCAAAAGATTATTAAGTTTGATACAGCAAATCCTGAGTATATGATTGACGCAAAAGGATTACAGGCTTCAATTAAACGTCGTTACATGCAGCGTGCTTTAGCCAATATGACAGGTGGCGTAAACATTAATAAGAAGGCTATTGGCAAGCTAGCACCGATGCTTGGGTATTCTGAAGAATAAAAAAGTCCCGCTTTTTACGGCGGGACCAAATATCACTCGAAAGGAGTAGCCGAAACCAAACGGACTACCCCCCGATAATACTACTTAATTCTCCAAACACGCAAGCCATAAACCCCTTCTTCGATAACGGCCCGGGATTTTATGCGGAATCTTAGTCTGCTAGTGGTACGTTTAATCTGAGTCAGCGCCTCTTTGGTATCCAAACAAGGGATAAAAAAGGAAGCGCCAACTATAAACTTAGACCACTCTATCTTAAAGTCCAGCCCGTGAATCAACATCAGGTGCGTTCTTTGCAGCGGTTATATAAGTCTCAGTATCCAAGAAGTTCTCAGCACTAAGGTCAAATACATAGGCGTCAATAGCTGGAGAAGATAACTTGGTTCCTTTAGACAAACGCTTCTTCACTTGCCCTAGATAGATACCGTCAGCGGTTAGTCCCTTGAGGATGTCCTTAAGAGTAATCTGTTGCTTAGCGCAGTAAGTACGCAGTTGCTTGGCATTGATATAAAGGCGCTTATCATCAGGCTCAATGCGAACGAAGAGATCATTAAATTTTGGCTCAACAATGGGTAACTGCTCCATTCCTGATCTAGCATCGGCCTTACTATTAATAACTAGGGTAGATGCACGGTGCTCATTCATAAACTCACCAATAACACTAGCTTGGTTGGTTGCAGTCGGCGTTCTTACTTCACCACGCATGGCTTGTAATTCTTTAACTAACCAGCGATACACTCTGCCAATATCAAAGTCAGGGATAATACCTAGATCCTTAGCAAGCAAAGCTCCTGCAATATTACATGCAGCCGTCGCCGACCAGAAACGCTCACGGCTTGTGAAGTTTACTTCCTCATCTAACTTCTTTTGTACTTGAATAACTGTATCAATCGCTGTTTCTAAGTTTGCTACGAGGTACTTAATATACATATCCCCTGCGTGACCATAGTTAGAATAAAGCTCATTGAATATAGCATCGGCTTCTTCCTTCGTTAAGGCCTCGGTTACTTCAATCCTATACTCTAGCAGGCGCATGAACTCACCATCCGGAGTAGCTTTGATAGAAGCAAGTTTGTCATAGAATGAAGCATTGGAACTACATAGCGCAATAGTCGCCCACTTAGTAGCATTAATTCGCTCGGCATTATCATGCTGCATCATGCGGTTCTTACCACGGCCTTGAGATATGCTGTACGCTAAGTCCGAGAAATTGTCTCCCGATAACTTAGTAATCTCGTCAATAGTTACAGGCAAGTTATTCATAATACCCAAGCGATGAACCATAGAGTTCATAGTATCTTTCCACTGAAGCATTAGTTCCTCAGGATGACCATATACGCTATTGCACATTTTAAGTACTGTAGATTTACCTGTGCCCGACGTGTTATTGACGAGGTTAATAATTGCACCTTTTAAGTTAAGGTGTTTAAGCAGGGGTGCCCCGAAAGCGGTAAAAAATCCAAACGCATGCGGTTCAAAGCTAGGAGCATTATAAGTATTAGCTATGGACTGCCATACTTCTAAATCACCAGTAGGTTTCATATGGTTCGCTAAGCTACCAGTAGCACTAGAAGGAGGACTATATCTCGAGCCTGTTGCGCTAATCTCTTGGTCACCAAGAATAAATGTACTATCGTTGTCTGCCCAACCAAATTGTGTTCGCATCATTTCTACCTTATCTTTAAATTGCATTTCCTTAATTGACATAATGATGTAATGCATTATGTTATCCATTTGTTTCTTGGGGGCAGCTACACCATACCAAGCTAATTTCTCACGTAACCTCTCATAAGTTAGTGCATCTGTTTGAGGCATTGCAAATTCACGCATACCATCCATAGGTAAGTGCAATCTAATCCATACAGTCTCGCCCTTGTTAGGGTCAAACAAACGCTTAACTACATATAGGTCATGTTCGTAGACTACAGTAGGGCCATCGCTGTCTTCATCATCTTCGTCTATTGCTCGTTTATAGACTCCGCCGCTTTTTCCCCTAAAGTATGGGAAGGGATATTCTGGAATCTTAAAAGTTTGTCTTTCACCTTCATCTGTTTCCACGACGATAGGAGCATCCTTGGGAGCGGCCGCAATTTCAGAGCCGAGCTGTATCGGAGACGATAGCGAACCCTTGTGCGGGCATTCCTTACACCCCTCGGGATTGAGCTTCTCAAATGTCGTACAGGTATATGGTCCTTTAGTTGAGGCTGCCTTCCTTTCAGTCTGATGCGCATCGTACTCAGGGTGGTTACTCGAAATGATATGAATCGCTTCGTCCGCATCAATGCACGCTTGAGCAATAGATAGTCCTGCTCTCCATAATGGTTCCTCAATAGATTCTTGGTTAATAGCAATATGCTCTAGTTGAGCACAACCTTTACCTTCGGTAGTCTTAATCATAATCGTTTTAAAACGACTTTGACGATTGTTAAACATAGCTTGTGACATTGCACTTGCTTGACGTGGGATATAGTCTGGAGCGATTAATACTCCTATGATTCCTTTAATATCTTCATAGTCTGTCTCAGGTGCAATAGCTAAAATCTCAACAGGTAACGGCGGTTCTTGTTTAAAGTTAAGAGTCTCAGGTACACGAAGAATAGATGCACTCTCCGCAGTACGTGATGGGTCAGCCCTAAATCCATGCTCTTCACACAATGCTTTTATACGGTCAGCTACAGGCTTCCACTCAGTACGAGTAATAGTTTCTGCAAGTCTCCAGTATGCATGAACGCCACGACCAGAATTAACTATAGTCGGTAATGGCAGGCCAGTCTTATCACAAAATATCTTTAACTCAGCTATGCCTGTTTCTTGGTCGACATAACCTTTACCAGTTAAATCTTTATCAATACCACAATCTACATCTAACCAAAAGGATTTAAAGTACGTACTATTCTTTTGTGTACGCCCGTCGGTATCGTTCTCATACTTTGCACATGCAAAATACACATCGTAATTTTGAGCCAACAAGTTTGCAATTTCATCTTCAGCTTCTACTAAAGTCTCTGCAAATACTTGCCGTGGATGCCCTTCTTGTTTTAGACCGACAATGCAATACCACCCTTGTGGGGATAGTACTGCTGTCAATAAATCTTTCGTTGCCATATCACCTCAAAATCCGAAGAAAGGAAGGGCAGCAGGGGATTCGGCGTCTCCCTTTTCGCTCCGTCAAACTAGCTGCCCTGGGGGTAAACTATTTACTTAATAGCTCTTGTATTCTGTCTACTTTATCCTTGTGAGGGGTTGCCTTGCCAGTAAACCATTGATACACCGTCATACGACTTACGCCTAATACTGCAGCAACTCGTGCAACTTCAATGTCATTAGCAATGCAATACCTACCCAGCTTGACTCCAATACTTTTAGTGTCAGCAGCTTTATTGGCTTTTACAAGGAGGTAGCTATAGCCTCTTAGACTCATGTTGATTCTTTGCTCCAGTCACCCATGATAGCTTTTAGGTCTTTCTTAGGCGTAGGTTCCACAGCTTTTTTCTCAGCACGTTTCTTAGGTTCTGCTACTTCAGGCTCTTCTTGTTCAAACTTTGGTACGTCCCTATGGATATACGCAGGTGCAACTAACTTCGGAGCATTCTCGCCTGTTGGGTTTTTAGGTACGCTCATCTCAACGGCTTTAATAGCTGCTGGTGTTGTGCCTTGCTTCTTAGCAACTTCCCATTGTTCTTTGGATAAGAACTTCAAGGGTTTAAAATACAACTTAGCAGTATCGCTATCTTCATCAAAGCGCATCTCAGTAGATAAAGTATTTAAGTTATAGCCTTGTGAACCTACATACTTAGCGTATTGCTCAAATGGCATATGGTTTAAATCTCCCTTACCAAAAATAGACTTTGAAGCTAAAGTGAGCTGGTAGATGTCTCCACCGATATCGTCGGCTAATGCTACTGCAATCCTACGGAAGTGACGGCACGCACGACCACCACCTGCACCAGACCCTTTAATATTTTGTGGGCACTCACCGCAATTATGATGTTGTGGTTCTGCTATAGAAGCATCAGGGGTTACGCCGTCCGCGGACCAACAATCAGGAGGTCCAGCTTTTTCTTTAGGGTTATATACGCCTTCATAAAAAGTACGAGATACATCCTTAGCAGCGTTAACGATAACTACATTCAAAGTATCGCTATTGCTAGTAAGGATTTCCTCGCCATTTACAACCATACGGAACTTGCCACCACGCAAAGAAATACGCTTGCTACCACCATTACCGACTAGGGCTTTAGTTACTGCATCTAATTCTACGTCTTTTAAATAGTCAGGTAAGTCTTGGTTAAATAAAGTAATTTCGCTCATGCTACCACCTCTACAGTTGTTGATCCAGTTAGATAATCGTAAAACTTTTGTGCTGTATGTACTAATGCATCTGTATCGCCAGCATCAGGTTCACTCCAATCAATAGCCCCATCAGTGTGTGCCTTGATTGCTAAGTCTAGAGTCATTGCTCTTAGTTGAATATCATTTGGGTTCATTTACTTCTCCTTACAGTTATCGAGTGTTCCCTATCCACGTTTAGCCCCTGCGGTAGGATATCGGGGTTTTCTTCTAAAAATTGTTTCATGTTTGTTTGTTGAATACGTTTCTCAAGCAACTCAGGTACATGGTTCTCAAACATAAACTGATAAAACTTTTCCCAGTCATTTGTCCAATACCGTGTTTTTACTGACTGCAGGATTGTGCCATGTGGCGTTTTAATACTTGATGCTCCAGTAGTTTTGCAGGCTTCCAACATATGCTGCTCAAGTGTATCTAACTGCGCATCAAATTCAGCTTCTACTTCAGCAGCTTTCTTCGCTGCCTCGGACTTAGCGTCACGTATCTTTATATAGACTTCAACTAATTGGTCTAAATTTGTATCTTCCATACTATCCTTTCAAGATTTATTTTCACAGCTCTACGTCTGTTAGATAGATACTACAACAGCTTATTTACTTTGTCAAGACCCTTCTTCAACTTCATTGTTATAAAGGTCGATCAGTTTATCATGGACTTCTAGTTTTGTTTGAAGCATTGCATATAATTTTGCTTCTACGGGAGAACCCTTAATATGCACAATAGTCATTGTGTTCTTTTGCCCTTGTCGATCTATACGTGCGTTTGCTTGCAAATAGGTTTCTATAGACGTTACTGGGGAATACCATATGATAGTGTCTGCTGCTGTTAGAGTAACACCATGTGCTGCTGCTTGTGGTTGAATTAAAAGGACTTTTGGGTATTCAGTCTCTTGAAATCTTTTAAATATTTCAGTTCGCTTAGATACGGGAACGTTACCATTTATGATATCGCAGACAATACCTGCCCCTCTCAAATGCGCACTGAGCAACTCTATTGTATGCGTGAATGGGACAAAGACAAGTACCTTATTGCTTGACTCTTCAATTACTTCTGTTATAACACGAAGGCGATTAGTAACATCGAATTCAACAACAGAGCCACTATCAGTATAAACAGCTCCTCCTGATATCTGTAAGAGTTTGTTAAGATTGACGGCGGCATTGACGGTGCTGATTTCTTCTCCGTCGGCGTGCATGAGCATTTCTTTTTTAAGAAGCTTATAGTATTTATCTTGTTGCGGAGTAAGCGGAGCATCTCTAAAAACATGGGTCACCTCAGGTAGGTCTAAGCAATCTTCTTTAGTAAATCTAATTGCAGGTTGTAGGGCTTTAAAAACAACATCACTAGCATCAGGTCTTGGTATCCACTTGAACTTAGTAATGTTTACCATCGTCTTATCACGGAACGCACCAAAGAAACGTGGGACATTACCTGGAACACACATCTTAGCTAATCCGAAAGCATCAGTAGGACTTTGAGCTGCCGGTGTGCCTGTCATCATCCATAACCAAGTGTCTTCAGTAATAAGTTTATTAAGTGTTTTCCACCGCTGAGTGGTCACTGTTTTGTATGCGTTCGCTTCGTCAATAATAATTAAGTCAAACCCACCGTTAGCAATAGCATCAGCAACAATCTCTACACCATCATAATTAATGATAACGAAGTCGGCGTCACTTTCAATGATTGCTCTACGCTTTAGACGGTCACCATAAGCTACGGCTACTTTTCTATGTACGGCAAACTTAAATAAATCTGCTTGCCACGCTGACTGCATAATAGAAAGAGGGCAGATAATTAAAACCCTACGGATAATCTCTTGCTCCATAAGGCAATCTGCTGCCCATATAGATGAGGCTGTCTTGCCTGTGCCTTGCTCGTTAAAACAAAAGGCTCTTTGATTAGTTGCTAAAAATATCGCTGTCTCACGTTGGTGCTGCATTGGTGGGTATACACCCGGCCAAGAATATACGTCAGGCTTTTCCATTTTTCGGTCGGTTTTTCTTAATGGTGTGGTCTGAGTTTCGGCTAAATGAGCGGTTAGCACTAGCGGATTTAACTTTAAGATTTGAGGGGGCGTTTGTTCCGCCTTTTGAAAGAGGGATAACATGGTCAATATCCTTGCCCTTCCTGTCCACACCCTTCTTGTCCATCGCATAGCGTGCTCGTTCCCGAGCATTCCGAGCTGGTTGTTCCCCACGCTCCTTCTGCTGTTGGTATTCCTTCTTGTATGGACGAGGCTTGTTGACATATGGCATATTGGTTCCCTTCTTTATGGTAGATGTACACAGCGCCATCCCCTAATACCACATATTTTGGCATATTTTGCAGATCTTCGCCATAGGTTTCCCTAATAAAGTCTTCTAATTCAAGGTCTATTAAGCCTGCAAATGGTATTGGTTCGTGGTTATCAATCATATAAAGGGCTGTTCCAAAACTTGCTAATATCAGAGATACCGATCATATCTGTTTCGGTTGTAGACACTACTCTACCTTCAGCCGTGGGTTGCTTATAAGTAGTTCGCCAAGTTACAAAAATAGTCTCAGGATGTTCGCATTTCTTTTCTCGCAGCATCTTAACTTTATACCCTCTAGTACAGTCCATACAATAATTATTTGGATCCATAGGCCTACCTGTTTGTACTACGGCAAACATATACTCTTTGTGTTGTTGTTGGCTAGCAAAACAAGGTGGATACCAATCAGGATTATATTGGGTGATTTTAATTTCGCTCATTATGAGTTCCTATGGTAAGAATCTTTTGGGTTATTAAGCATAGCTTTAATAAGGTCATCTATATTAAAGAACCATTGAATAACTTTCATGCCATCAGCTTGATAGATAGTAAAACTCATGGCATCAATTCTTTAGGAGGGCGGTTGTCGCCTTCGGGATACGTTTTAGAGTACAGCATCAACATTCTAATATTGCACATCACATGGGCTAGGTGGGTTTGTCCTGACTCAGGGTCTATATCTTCCCCTTTTTGCCAAGCAGCTAAGTGTCGCATTGCACAAGCATAGGGAACAGACCAAGGCATACCTTTTGCCCAATTCCATGCAGCATATTTTTTCTCACCGTAAGACCATACTCTAGCCTCATCTTCTAGCGTACACAGGGGGATTAAACTAAAGTCGGCCTTGTCATCGTTATATCGTGCGCCTGACCCCTTGTCGCTACTATTCACATCTCCAACGCTCATATTAAAGCCTCCTCAAACAGTGATAAATCAATTACTTTGCGTTTCGTTCTTACCAGCTTGAATATCCACCCAGCTCTCCCATTTACTATTACCCGTGCTTCTTCTTGTCTTGAGACCGTTCGCATCAATTCTTTGTTCTCGTCGTATATCAGGTACATTAGAAAAACTCTTTAGGTTAGAAAACTTAGGTATGGTTATAGGTAAATGTTTTAAAGCTTCGTCTACTATCTCGACTAATTGCAAACGGTTGTGTTTGTTTCGGGGCATATTGTGCAGGTTACATGTCTTCCATCAATAACAAATACTTGAACGGTACATGCATAAGATACCACGGTAAAAAGCATTAGCGCCAAAACAACAAACCAAAATATAATTATCTTACTCACTCTTAGTTCTCCTCTTAGGTTTAGCTGCAACAATACCAACTTCTTCTTTCGGTTCTTGGTTTTTTAATTCTGCCAGCTTTACTGCATATTGAAGTGCGCCATCACATAACTCTTCTACATTTAGCTTAACGCCCATAATTGCATAAGCCTGTATCAAAGCAGGCAACACTAAAATACTACAAGCATCTCTAAAATCATTGTCGTTCATAGGTTGCCTCGTTTACTATGTATTTCACCCAATTGTTTACCTAGCTTCATAGCTTCTTCTGCAATCTTTTCGTTAATCATTTGTAATACAAACGGTTTAATTCTAGCGTTCCATGTTTGCCTAAACAGTTCATCAAAGCGTTCATTTAACTGTCCTTCAATAGTTAGCCCCGCATCACATTGTTCTTTGGTTAGTTTGTCATCACTCATCTGTATTGCCCTTTTCCGTTATGTTCACAAGTTAATACCTTGCAGTAGTTCTTACATGTAAAGTTCTGTTTAGGGTTCCATACATCATTCTTATAAGCATTTTCTAATCGGCTAGTCTCTTCAATCCAGCGTAACCAAAACAATGACGCATCATCTACGCTGTACTTAGCCTTAACAAAATCCTCACACACTACAAATGCTAGTCCTGCTTTTACTTTAGTTACTTGCGGGAAGTGCTTAAACACAGCCAATGCCATTAACTCTAACTGTTTAGTGTCGGCGTACTGACTAGACTTACCTGTTTTGTAGTCGACAACACTAGCTACATCCCCATCAATAATAATTAAGTCTGCTACACCTCTGAACCAAACTTCTTTAGAGAAGAAATCACATGCCTCTAAACTTTTAGTCAAGCCCATCTTGTACTCCACTAGCTTTTCTCCGGGCATCTTTTCAAGCAGTTGGAGAACTGGTTCGATAAACTTATATTTCGCAGGGATTGGTGTCCCCTTACCTATGTAATCCTCCGCAGCTTGATGCACTTCCTTACCAAAGAGTATCGCTTCAGTAGGAGGCTCTTGTATATCCTTGATTACCCTTAGATGGTAGTATTTCCTAGGGCATTGTTGGAATAAACCAAGTGATGAGTATGACCAAGTAAAGTTCATTTAGATTTAACTACTTTCTTTTTTGGTTTTTTAACAGGGGCAACCACAACTTCCTCATCTTCCTCAGGTCTAACTCTGTATGCATCAACTGCTTTGGTAAGCATAGCAACAAGCCCCCATTGCACGAGCGTTTCGAGCCCTTCTTTGTCAAACCTAACTTGAGCATTGGCTGATCCATCTTTATTTTCCTTAATGATTTGTACTGTAATACCCATTAGAACTCCCACGTTTTCTTAATAGTTACTTCTTGTGAATCATTATCGACTTCTAAGTCTAGTTCTATCTCAGGTTTCTTTTCTTCCTTCTTACCAAAGATAGAGTCCCAGCTTTTATCAAACTGTTCCATGTCTACGCCTAAAGGTCTTGGTCTATCGCCCTTGCCGCCATCTCTCATTGCTCTCTCCTAAGTTCTGTGTTCTCTTCAACTAAAGTCTTGGTTAATCTTTTATAGTATTCAATAGTATTCGCTTGCTCTTGTAACCTAGCCTCATATATTTTGCGTTGCTCATCCCAGCTACTACGCTTTGGAATACATAGTCCAGCAAAGAATCCTATTACTACTGCCATAATAGAATCAATCATTTTTTTTGTGCCTTTTTTAGTATTGCTCTAGCAAAATGCAAAGAACAGTAGGAGCAGTCATCAATTAAAGCCTGTGCCACTTTTTCTATTTCCTCATCTGTTAGTGTCTTTGTAGCTTCTTGCGTGAAGTCAGATAGCCTTTGTAGTGCGGCTTCCTTTTTCAACGCTTCTATTTCAGCTTGTTGCTGTCGTAGCATAGTGGCTATTTCTTCTCTAGTTACTAGCTTATACCAACTATCTACTTCCAATAAATTAGCTAGTTCATTTGCGTTCATCTTTTTTCTTTACCTTTCCGCAAAACATTCGGTTGCTTAAATCATCTAATGCCCTTTGTCTTGCTTTATCGTTAGGCATTTTTGCTAATTGTTTGTTTAATTTTTTAGTTAGTTCTTCTATTACTTGTTTTGAGTCCATCATTTCCCATGTGCCTTTCTTAGTATTGCTCTAGCAAACCATTTCAACTGTTCCATAGATGAATGACCATCAACATTAGCCCTTGCTCTTACTTCTGCCATTTCAGAATTACTAGTTCCTGCCCAAGTTGTATTAAAACCGTTTTTCAACGCCTCTATTTCAGCTTGTTGCTGGCGTAGCATGGTGGCTGCCATGTGCATACGACCCATCATTGTGATTCTTGGTTCAGATATGGTACAAGCGTAATCTAAATCATCAGCTAGTTCATTTGCGTTCATTTCTCTTGTGCCTTTCTTAATATTGCTCTAGCAAACTTTAAAAAGTAATCTTCAAAATCACGCACCTTAAAAGTATTGTCAAAGACTTCTACTATTTCCTCATCTGTTAGTGTCTTTGCTGGATGGGTGTAGAGTGGAATCCATTCATCAGGTTCAGTTTCAGGATGAATAAAAGTGCTAACCCAGCTTGTTGCGGTTTTGTGCATCCACGCTACTGGTTCATTGTTCATTTCTCATTAGCCTTTCTTAGTGTTCGCCAGACAGTTCAAGTTGTAGATTACCTACTAAGCCTTCCCTATCAACTATGTTATGGGTGCAGTTTTCAAAGGCTTCATATAATTTTTCACGCAACTTTAGTATTTCTTGTTGGTTATAGGTAACTATTTGACAAGTCAATTTCAATTCAATTTCTTTAGCGTTCATTTCTCTTGTGCCTTTCTTTTGTTTTCTCTAACAACTAACTGTGTCCAAATACACAAAATAGTGAAATACATTCCAGCTAAAAACCCTAGTGCATAGTCCATTATTTTTCTTGTGCCTTTCTTAGTATTGCTCTAGCAAAATCAATTAAATTTCCTTTGCCACTAGCTTCAGTTTTACAATGCTCTACATAGGCATCCATTATTTCCTCATCTGTTAGTGTCTTTTCTAAATCATAAACACCGCTAGACTTTTCATATTTCAACGCCTCTATTTCAGCTTGTTGCTGGCGTAGCATGGTGGCTGCTTGCACAAGTGGTTTATTACCATATTCCTGTGATGCTTCATCGCACCATTGAGCTAATTGTTCTGCTGGTAGTTCATTATTCATTTCAACCCCCATTGTTCGATAGGTTTCTTAATACCACAATCACCATAGCTTTTACCTACACCCAATTCACAAGTAAGAGGAAGGGTTTTCGCCCACTCCGGCCGCCACTTCAAGCACTCATCTATGTAGCGCATAGCCTCCTCTTGTTCCTCTTCTTTCACAACTGCCATCACCGCATCATGTACGGTCAATGCTACTCTGTATTTCTTCGCTATCCTAAGCATCTGCTCCCCGATAATGCAACGAGCCACAGCCTGACAGATATTCTCTACTACCTTACCGCCATAAATCTTAATGCGACCACGACGACTCTTATATGTATAGCCGTCATCGCCCTCTTGTAAGTCAGGGTAGTTTAGATATAGTCCTGATGGTAATAAGAAACCTGATGCCGTGACCGATAATGCCTGTGGCTGGTGACCAACCGACGTAGTCTTGCCCTGTCTGATGGCATCCAAGGAATTATTAGCTTCTTTCCAAAGTCTAGGGATATGGGGATAGGTTTGTCGATAGACCGCAATGATGCGTGCCGCCTCCTCATCCGCAATTTCCACGCCAAAAGTCTTGAGTTGGATTCCAAATTTAGTACTTCCCATACCATAACCCGCACCAAGGATTGTCGTCTTCCCCACGAACCTTTCGCCCGAGTCGATTTCTGTTTCCGCCTTGCCGTAGATAGCAGACGCCATGATCTTGTATACATCTTCTTTCCTTTCAAACGCATCGACTAAATCGTTTTGTCCTGATAGCCATGCTACAGTACGAGCCTCAATCTGTGAGGAGTCGGCGTCAATTAAAACAAATCCTTTAGGGGCAGAAATAGAATCTTTGAGGCTAGACTTACGAGGTAAGTTTTGGAGGTTAAGCTTGTCATCACCGCCCCAACGCCCCGTATGAGCAGCATAATAACGAAGAGGTACAGGCATAGAACCTCTAAGCGAGATATTAATAAATCGCTGGGTTCGAGTTTCTTCAAGAGTCGACTTAGTACCGAGTCTTGCGGCAACAATCGCTTGGACTCTGAGGTCGGGGTGTTCTGCAAGGGCTTTGAATTCTTCATCTGTTTTGGCAAACGCATAGGTGACCTTTCCAGTTGTCGGACTTTCTTTCATAGGTGGTTCTACACCCATAGTAATAAGTAGTTCGGCTAGCTTAATGTTAGACATGAGTGTTTCTTTATTAGCTAAGCATGCCTCTAATAGCTTCTCCTTCTTGGTCTGCACTTGCATTAGGTGTTGCTCTAACAATGGGGTATTTAACTGAAGTGTTGGTTCAGAAAACATCTTAATCGTGAGGCTAATGAGTTGTAGTTCCGATTTAGAAAAGCGTTGTACAAGAATCATAAACAGCTTATAGGTTAATTCCACGTCATTCTTGCAATACCCAGCATAAGCGTGAAGTTCCTGCTTGCTAAAATCTGCACGTCGTTTACCGAGGGCGTCAAGAACTTCTGTGCCTTTTCTCCCCAAAGAGTATCGCTCCACCAACTTAGCGAGAGAGTTTCCAACTTCAAGACCGTCTGTTGCACGAGCCATTGCAAGTGTGTCAAGCCAAGCCATCGGTTTAATATCAAACCGCCAAGTGAGAATAGCACCGTCAAACATAGCATTATGGGCAAGAGCAAAAGAATTAGCCCAGTCAAAGCCACGCAAAAACTCAGCCACCTCATCGTGACTACCGCTAAACCATGTAGCGTCATTATCGTTCTCCTTTACTGATACGCCTATTACTTCAAACAAATCCGAACGAACATACTCCTCAGTCGTTGACTTCGTTAAGCTAAAGTCCCGACTGTAATATGTTTCAAAGTCTATCGTGATGATATTCATAGGTAATTAAATAGCTTTCCGAATAAAGTCTTATGTTCTTTCTGCTTTTCTACTTCTCTCTTTAGTGCTTCTATATGGGCTTTCATATGCTCATCATGCTCTAGACTAATAGAACTTGCGGATCTAGCTTCATAAAATTCCATGAAAAGTTTGTTTATTAGCATATTATGACCCCAGCTTCCACCGTTGCTTATAGTTCCTGTTACTGCATTAGTATTTAAAGAGAGTGGCTGGGTCCGTATAGCCCCAATCGTAGCGTTCGGATGACTTATGTTGTTTAGTGTCACTCCGTCCTTCGACTTTGGGTCAACAAGTTCCTCCATAACCTTCTCGGTAAAGCGTTGTTGCATTAGTGTATTGACGCCATCATCAAGGGCTTTGCAGTCTTCGGGGTTTAAAAACATTTTGTGGGATTGTATTAAAGCGTTCCATTTCCCTTCCGTAAACTCCTCAGGGTTTGTTTTCATTCTTTCAATTAGCATAGCTACGCCGTCATTCATGTCGTTTCCTTTCTTGTAACTGGTGGGATATCAGCATCGGTCATCGTCATCAAAACCAAAGTCAAACCGATTAAAATAAGATTCAAAAAAGCTAATGTTTTCTTCGTTCGCTACAAAGGCATGACCGCCAGCAGTCATAATATTTTTGAGTTCTCGTTGTTGTAATGCAGTCGGCTTGTTGTTTCCAGCCTTACATTCGATAGCTACGAACTGCCCACGAAAGCACGCTATAATATCAGGCACGCCCGAGCGACCATAGCCATGCGTAGCTGGAAAAAAGTAGTAGATACTATGCTTTTTAAGTATCTTAACTACTGCGTCTTTTACTTTAGACTCAGGGGTTGCCATTGGTTTTATCTTTCGGTGAAACTATTATTATTGACATAGTATACCACACCAAAAATAACATAGCAAATTAATTTATAGGGGGTTTCCCTAAGGACATTCTTAGCACTACCTAAGTTTGTCCAATAAAAAAGCCACCCGAAGGTGGCTTAGTTTTGGAGGATGAATATGGATACATATTCGCTAGGTAAGGCAGATTACATCCTAGTATGTTAATCAGGTAATCCCAGTTGGTTTGCATCTGCCATACATTCCAACCACCCTCACGAAAGGATTAACTATGAAGTCAACCTGACCATAGTATACCTCATTGCATTACATAATAAAAGTTATCAGCTAGTTTAACCCCAATGCTACCCACAGGATCATTCGCCTCTAATACCTTAAACATAGCAAACTTAGACTGAATAGCCTCAGGCAAATCGTCAAACGAATTAACCTTACCAACGGTGTCGGTAGCGTAGCTATATACAACTAGAGTGTTATCCATATTAGTTCTAATGCCATACCCTCGATTAGCGTTTATAGCATCAAAAAGTTCTTGGCTATTTATAAACTTTTCACAACGCTTATCGTGTTCTTTAGTATCTTTAACAGTTACTGGATGTACAGGCATCTTGGCAAACAAGTCACCATTTTTCCTAGCGTTAAAAGCTACGACGGCATAGTGGCATAGTTCAGCATCTTGCTCAAAGTTCCAACGCAAATAACTACGAGCCTGATCCAGCATAGTGTTAACCTGATTCTTAACCATGCTCTTGATAAGAGTCTTTAACTCGTCGTCTTGTCTTGGGTTAAATGCTTTCTTAGCCTCACGCAACGCAGTCTTCGGGTCAATCGTTGTAGTTCCATTCTGCCGGCCACGCCCTTTGCTGATGCGAAAACACTCGACTAGGTAAGCCCTTTCTTTGCTACCACCACGCCATCTGTCGATGATGCCAATATCCCCGAGGTATTCCCCCGCACCATAAACTCTAATGCGATATAGTTGCTTCTCTATCTTTAAGTCGCCGTTAGCATCCTTAGTTCGCTCATTAGAGATACACATATCGTCGACATCATAAGTTAGCAATGGCTTGGCTAATGCTACATCGGTTAAGAAACTTTCCAATCCGTCAAGGTATTTAATGTCGGAACGATACTCAGCCTTCAATTTGTCTCTATTTACCACAATCATCTTCTTCTCCTTTAATAACAACTTTAACTTTCTTAATAAATAATGCATGAAGGAATGGGTTGCGCTCCTCCACCATTGCATATTTCTCTTCGATAGGAATGTCTTGTTTAAGCAATGCGGTTAGCGAGTTCTTGTTCGCCTCCGCTATTAACTTAGTCCTATTGCGTGCTTTATAACTTCGCATACTTCCTCCTTAAAAAGAAAACTTACTGAGAATTGCATCGACCTTGCTCTTAACACCCATGCGAATAGCCTCGCTGTCTTTGAGGTCGTCGGCATTGTGACCACCGATTGCTCTCTCGAGGTCCTTGCGTGCCATCTCCATGCTAGCGTCGCCTGTGAGGTTAAAGTGTTTCAGGAGTTCTACTAACTCGACACCATGCTCTATTACTGTGTCGTGGATTCGTTTTCGTTGAGACACTTGAACAATCTGTCCATCTACTTCTTTCTCCACTACTTCATCAGCCAAGCGGTCAGACATACGGGTCAAGCAACCATGTAATCTATCCCATGCATCTTTCATAGCATTACCTAGTCGCTCGTTGTAAGCATCTTCACATGACTTAACAAGTTCGGCTTTCGCTTCCTCACCAATGTCTACTCTGAAATCTCCAGCCATCGGGACAGGCAAGTAGTTAACCGAGAATTTGAATTTCGCTGGGATCTTCTCGACCTCGGGATATTCGCTTCGGTCAAACAAATCACCTAACTGAAATGCGGCGGCACTTACCAGATTCGGATACGCTACGACGAACTTATCCACTAGCGCCATGTAGTTTGCCTCCAGAGTGTTGAGTTGCTCCTTATACTCTAGAAACCTACCCATAGGTAATAGACGCAAGCCGTTATCCGACCAAGGCAATGTCTGACTTAGATGCCATGCACGAGCCTGTGCCGCATACTTCGTTATGGTATCCAAGAACCCTGTGCCAGCTAATAGGTTCTTGTTATAGTTACCCGCTTTGGTCTTGGTAGAGTTGGTGATATCTACTTGAGCCGAGGCACGCTTGTCTAACTTCCTAGCACTCCAACCACTAATGCTAAGTTCTACCAACATTGCAGAAGATGCAATGGAAATACTATTTTCTTGGTTCATAATCATTCCTATCGTTAAGGACATTCTTAGTTCTACCTAAGTTTGTCCATCTAAAAAGTTTAAGCCTTTGGCTACTTCGTTTGCCTCTTGCTTAGTTAAGTTATCTACTACCACTACTTCTTCCTGTGTTTGATGCAGAAATCTAGGCACATTGAGTTTGGCGCAAGCTGTGTAATGAATCATTACTTTCATACCCCAACTGTTAGGGTCATATACACCAAGCTTTTGCACAAACACGCACCAATTCTTGGCATACTGCCTATCGACTACCTTTTTAGGGTCGCCTTTAGGTTTCTGCCACCACGGTTTTTTATCATTCCACATGAACCACCTTTCCTGATACTTGAGAACTATTAAAGCGCTCGTTACCTTTGATGCACCATAGAATAGGCTTGCCTATCTCCCAATCGTTTGGGTTCTGCGTTCCGATGTATCCATCAGTTAGCATGATGACACACTCAGGGTCTAATGCTTCTTTCTTCATATACTTAGGCACACAAGCTGGCTCTGTTCCGCCACCGCCCGCTGGTTTAGTTGATTCTGTAAGACCAGCTAGGTCGTTGCCTTGCCATACTTCGTGAGATGCCACATGGGTGTCCCAATAAAGTAAGTCAATTTTCTCAGGCGCAACTTCATCACAAATGGATTTGACCTCACCCAAGAACCCCGCCAGTTCCTCCCCACCAATAGAACCTGAGGTGTCGATACCAATTAAGATACCGCCAACCTTCTCATCATAAGATGATGGCATGATGATGTCGCAACCGATATAGCGTTTATGCAACCGACGCCAAGTCGTTTGGTCTTTACCCTGAGTAGAAGTCTTAACGAAATCACGCAAGGCTTCTCGCCAGTCAACCTTAGGAGTTAAGAGGTCTTGCATTTCTTTAGAAACCTTACCACCCATCTTGCCCGCCAAGATACCGCCTTGTCGCAATGCTCGCTCGATCTCGTTAGTAATCGCTTCTTGTTCCTCAGGTGTTGCTTCCTGTGCGCCTTCCCAGTCATGGTCATCTATACCTTGACCACCGCCACCACCGCCACCGCCATGCTCTTCCTCTAGCAATCTAAAGACTTGAGCCGCATCCATACCACGATACTTCTCGTCGATAAGTCCCATCACATTGCCGTCGGCGTCGACAGGCATCTCAGTATCACGACCATCAGGGTCATAGTCACGGATTTGTAGATTGATAACATAGTCACAAGCCGCATTAGCTAACTGTGCGTTCTTCTTGTGCAAGTTTGTCCATACCACCAAGTGACGATAAGCCTTGTGCATATTCTCGTGCAATATAACGAAAGCCAAAGCCTTGTCGCTCAAACTATCCACGAACCCACGACCATAGGTTACATCAACCCCATTGGTCTTAGCACTAGGACACTCATCATCTACCGACACCTTGCCCACCATGAACAACCCCGAGAACAAACAAAAATTGGGGTGCTTCATTAGCTGAACATGGGTGCGTTCGATGCGCTGTTCTGCTGTTAACTTACTCATACTTTCTCCTGTAAACGGATTGAACCTTCTTCTTCATCAACGATTACTTCAGCCTCACCATGATACAAGGCATACAACCCTTGCATCATGGCTCGTTTTTGCATGACCATCTCTGCCTTTGCCTTCAACCAGAGAGTTGACACCAACACAATAACAACGAATAGGAACAAATCTGCGTAGGTAATCTCAATCATTTACAACTCCTCTTCTGTGTGCGGGCATATGCCCTAATGCCATTAAGTAACCATCTAAATACATAGACAGATTTATTTTCAAAGCCTCTTCTTGAGGCAACCCTGTCTGCACCGCTAACTTCATCAGTTCAAGGTTATTCCTTTTCGCTTCGGCTTTGATACGACTATGCTCACGCATTGCATCTACAATTTCTTTCATTCTTCTTCCTCGTTATCACAAAGCATTTCTTCAATTCTATGTAGTCGGTTCATTACATCTTGCAATGCATACAACACCAACTCCCTTATGTCTTTCGGTAAATCTTCCATGCTATCTCCTTAGAATAGGTATTGGTTCTCACGCATCCATGTCGTGAATGATTGGCTTGTTAAGAACAATTTTTTCTTGTCGTCGTTCTTCATGCCTGTTAAGCAGAACACCGATTGCAATTCCTTTGGAGTTCGCTTGAGGTATTCAAAGAACTTACTAATAGATTCCCTATCAACCTTTTGCACCGCAGAGAAAGCTAGCAAGCACAATGCGGCGGGTGAGTTAGGCACAATCGCAGTCTGTGGACTCTTAAGAATATCAGCCCAAGTTGGTAGCGAGTCGGCGACTTCCACATAAGACATCAAATCCCGAGCCGCAGGAGCACCAATCGTTCCCTCTAGCGCACAAATAGTTGCGTTGGTAGTTACTCCTAAGCGTGCCTTAAGAATTGCTGATGCTCTAGCAAGAGAGCGAGGAGAAACAAAAGACTTCTGTGCTTCCTTAGGGTTAAAGATATACTTATTCCCCGCCTGTGCGCCATCGAGATATGAAGCCAAGCAATGAGGAGTTTCCTTAACCCATGCTAGAACCTCAGGAGCAATGTCATTATCCACCGCCCATGCACCCCAAGAATCAGGATCAATAGAGCCATCAGGATTCAAACCCGCATGAGGTTTCTTAACTTGCACGACAGTCACACGATTACGAGAGTGAGCCATCATGTTATCGCCTACCCCGTCGCCTGAGTAATTACCTGCCGTTACGACAATATCTTTCTCGTGCAATGGGATACCCATAATCATTCGTGGTTCGTTAAGCATAGGATGAAGCATATTCTTAACTGCGTTGTGTGCTTTAGTGAACTCGTCGATGAAGATTACCTTTGGCTCATTAACATGAAATCCCCATTGCTCGTTGGGATAGATACGCGTTGTCTTAGTAGCATGGTCAGGGATTGGAATACCTAATTCGCCTAGTTCGATGTTCGGTGCATCAATATAGATACCTTTGAAGCCTGTGCGACGCACGATGTTCTTAAACATTGAGGTCTTGCCTACACCTGGCTCACCAACTAAGTGAACTGTTCCGTTAGCACCAATAGAGAGGATAAGGTTCTCTGCTTCTACTAGAGTTGCTACTTTATTCAAAAATACTTCAGACATGGTTACTTCCTTCCGTTGTTGTGGACATTCTTAGGTCTTGCTAAGTTTGTCCGTTGGGTTAACTACTATTAAACTAAAAAATACTTTGCGTTGCGGTCAGTAAATGCTTCACCTATTGGCATAGGAGTTGCTCTAAATACTTCTTTATTATGGTGATTCCTTATTAACTCGATGAAATGCGCCTCAAACTCTTGGGGCATACAACGCTGTCCCCAGCCCGATATAGACTTCGCACAAAGTAATGCTAAGTTATAGGCTAGTTCTAAGTTCATACTGCCCTCATCAATAAATTCACCAACCTTAGTCATAAAGAAATTCCTATTTCGCTTGGCTTCCTCTCTGTGATACCCATACGAAATCATGTGTGGACTTGCCCACTTGTTAAAGACTCTCTTATTCTCTTCCTCGTTGTAGTCAAACTTATTGTCGATGAGTAGCATATTCTTGCCATACTCAACAAATGGTGCGTAGTATTTTTTTAGATGATTCATTTCTTTTCTGTTCGCTGAGTATTTATGCTCTTGTATTGGATGAGCTGGCTCATATACATCACACATTCCTCTAGCATAGGTTTGGACTTGGCGACCAGTATTAACTAACACGAGCCTATCTTTAGTCTTACCCTTGAGTAAAAACCTTTTCTGTTCCTTATTAGTGAAATACCACTTGCCACTCCACGATTCGATGAACCCCAAATCTTGGATGGTGTAATTTATAAATGCGTGACTCGTCGGCGACTGCCAACCACCAGTTCCTATCGCAATATCGCCATTGGGATACCACTCAACCATATCCGTGTTATACAGATTAGCAGAGTAAGTCTTCTGCCACGCACCTAGACAACCATCGTCAACCACTCGCATATTCTCTTTGATAAGATAGTGCGTATAGCGTCGGTTTAAACCCAATGGTTTAGTTTCTTTGCTACGACCACGAATAGGAGTCACCCAGTTAAAGTGTTCCTGTGCTTGCTGATAAGTAGATAGTGGTTTTAATCTACCGCAATTTCCATAACCCCAACCCATATTAACCTCCAAAGAAATAGTAAAGAACTAAGCCGATTGCAATAAATGCCCAACCGACCATGATGAACCCATAAACTGCACCGAGCAAGAACTCCCACGCTTCTTGTGTGTCGCTCTTAAATGCCTGAATAGATGATGCATATGTTGCGTTGCGTGTTGCCTCATCCAATGTGCGGGGGACAGGTCTTAAGTTTTTCTCAAGCGAATTCATGTCCATCCTCCTCATCTTCTTCAAACTTATTATTAAAGTCAGTCTCAGCATCGAGAACAGGGTGCTCAAATGCTTCCGCCATTCTCTCGTATACCTCACGCATTTCCTCAGGTGTTTCCCCGCCAATACTTGTCGAGGTGTAGCCACATGGCTGACCCTTGTCGTTGTAGAAAACCTCGCTGATTTCAAAGTAAGGCTCTGCTACTGCTTGTCCCTCATGCTCGTAACGAGATAGGGTTCTTACTACTCTATTATTCCAATACATATTTACTTCCTTTCGTTGGTTTGTGGACATTCTTAGGGCTTGCTAAGTCTGTCCGATTCTCTTATTAACTTCTCTAATACATCTCTTGCTTGCAATGCTATTAGTCTTACGAGTGATGCGGGTGTCCTTTCTATGTTAATGAGTGATAAGTTGTCAATTAGGGTTTGTAGTTCGCTTCGTTCGCTTGGTGTCATTTGTTCTTATACTGGTAGAGAACCTCAACCGCATCGTCAAGCAAGTCGCCATAGATATTGCGTAGGTCGACGATTTGCATAGCAATTTTTTTACGACTGTCGGCATCGCCATGCTTGTCGTTCAAACCCCAAAAGATTTCTAACAGGGTCGCTTGGTCACGCTCATCGGGAATAAACTCCGACAAGTCTTGGTGTAAATCGTGCATCATGTTCATCACTTCTCTCCTTGTAATGCTTTAAACTTCGCTTTTGCTAGGGCAAGCGATGTATAGCCCTGTGCTACTTCTTCATACTGCGCTAAAGAAAAGGGTTCATCGGGGTGCTCAGTTGCTATTTGCACCAAAGTCTTGAGTCGCCCTTCCATTTCTTCTATGTGCTCAAGCAACTCGCTAATGCGTTGCCCTTTGTAATATTCAGTCAACTTTTCCACCCGCCCTTTCCCAAATACTTAATACGCTTTCTTCGCCAAGCCCAAATGCTTCCACAAACAATTCATAAAGCACAAAGAATTCATCACTACTGTATTTGTCGTAGCGGTGGTTAATTTTTCTCCATGCTTCGTCTGCTCTGCTATTTACATCACTCATCGTTCTGTCTCCTTTCTAAAATATAGTAAGCAATGCCTTCTAAAAACCCATCAAGATATGCGTCACATGCAACCCCTTTGCGGTCTATCTTTACTACTTTGTTACTCTCAGCATATCTAAATGCTTTAGTTAGTCCATCGTCAAACCATTGTCCTCTGTCGTTTTCTTGGACATTCTTAGGTTCTGCTAAGTTTGTCTTACTCATCTCTATCTCCTTTAAATAATCTGTCAGTAAAACCCGCTTCATACCCCTCAAAAAACGCTTGTTGAACTAGGTTGCGCCACGCATGGTAGTCCTCGCTTATTACTTTTGGGTCGCTTGCGGGTGCTTTTAGCCATATGTTTTTATACACATCAGGGTTGTTCGCTTCTAGCTGGTCTATAAACTTGCGCCAGTTGTTGTTCGCTTCAATCATTACGCTCATGTTGTCCTCTTCGGTGGTTCAAACCCAAGTCGCTTGTGCATTGCATACACTCGTTTAACAAAGTCGAGATACTGCTCTTGGGTTCTCGGTGTCCAAGGCACTAGCTTTTTGGTTGGGTTATAGATATATGGGTTGCTCATGTTGTCCTCTTTGGGTTAGTAAAGAATAAGTCTTGCGGGTTGTGGATATATTGATACGCACCTTTGGAATAGGGTATCTGCACGATGTGCTTCTTGCTTTTGGCAATGACATCGCCACACTTTAAGCAAGTTAGTGGTCGGTGTTGGTTGTTTAGAATGTCTGCACGCTCGCCATCAACATAGGTGTCGCAGTCTTTGGCAATATTAGCTACGCAGAAATAGCGGTGTGATTCATGGCTTGCTAGTCGCTTCATGTTTATATCCTTTTGCTGTGGACATTCTTAGGTGTTGCTAAGTTTGTCCTGATTGAGTTTGAATTTCTACTTACCCTTCTAGTATACCATAAAGTCTTTACTTTGTCAAGGGGTTGTCCTTCCTAAGGCGTTGATTTGATTGCGTTTTGTGGCTCGTTCCTTTTGCGTCGCACGCTTGTCCCGCCAGTTCTCTGTTGTATAGGAACGACATAGCACACCTAAACAAATCCTACATAATAAAAAACCCCGCATATAGCGGGGTCAGAGTGAAGCGGGTTTGGTTTAGATTATGCCCATGTTCTCGCAGATTGTATATAAGTCTAGGTATGACTGATCTTTTGCCCATGCGGTCAGGTCTTTAACCAACTGCGCCTTTTGCTCGGCTTCTTCCTTGTTCGCTTCTTTATAGAGCATCTCGGCTTGCTTGGTATATTTCTTGGCTTGCTCGATGTTCTTCAAAGTAGGATTAGATAACAAGTTTTTGGCTTCGTGCTTTAGCTCGTCAATAGTCATGCCCGCAAATTCTGCCTGTTGTTTCTCTTTTGCCAATGCTCTCTCGTTCGCTTTGCGAACTGCATCTGCCGATTCTGTCTTTTTAGGCTTATCAATACCTAATTTTTTGCTAAAGGTATTCCAACGCACATTTAATGCATTGTCGGTGATGTCGGGCTTTGCTTCAGAGATTGCTTCGATAAACAACAAACGACCCATTTCGTATTGATCAAAAGTCGGGTTTAAACCGATGATGCGTTGATAGGTCAAAACGGCTTGCTCGGCAGATTCTTCAGATTCAAAGAAGTTTACGGCAGATGCCTTGATTGATGCAGTTTGTTGCTCGTCAAATGCATAGAGCATTTCTTGGGTTTTAATGGTAGTTTTCATAGTGTGTTTTAAATCCTCTTAAGTTTGGTTTGGTTTACTGGACATTCTTAGCACTACCTAAGTTTGTCCGCTTTTTACTGCTTACTGCCTTTTAATCTTTACTACCCTTGTAGTATAACAGAGAATCATTACAATGTCAAGTGTTTGTCCTACAATGTTTTAGGTATTGTTCTATAATAGGGTTTTAAGGAGATTTACACATGAAAAAGAAAAAAGCAGATTTTGTTTACATTACTATTGATGGAGTAAAAGGAACTCTAGCGTATTGGGCGAGGTTTTATGGTATGGAATATTCTCTGTTTAGATCACGATATTTAGCGGGTATGCGTGGTGATGCTTTGTTCGCTAAGAAATACCAAACTAGGAATGTTCGAAAAACCGACTAATTGTTCCGATTTGTTCGCTTCGTTGGAACATTACAAAACCCTTATACTTATTAGGTTAGAAGGTCATTTATTAGTATATTGTTATAATGTTATAATGTTATTTTATTTATATATCGAGCTTAAAAAATCTATTTCTTGCACTATGCGAGACGGATCAAGCGAACGAAATTTTTGGAAAACTGGAAGTAGATTTTCGAGTGTAACATTAGAACATTGCGAACATTACTTATAAATCAATAACTTAGCAGGAACATTGCTTAGAACAAAGCGAATAAAACGGAACATTGCATTGCGAGGACAAACTTAGCCAACACCTAATAATGTCCGAGTTCGCTTTGCGTGTGATGCCGACTGCGTTCGCATGGCGAACATGGCTAATGCGTCGCTTACAACCAGTTCCCTAATAAAATAAAAAACCCAGCCTAAGCTGGGCTGGATAAAACAAGCTGGGGTTGCCCCCAGCTCTTACTACATTATGGAGATATCAACCTCGCCATTGAGGATAGCTCTACAATGCTCTAGCGTCATCTCATCTAGGCATTCTTTGGTTAAACTAATAACTACCTTCTGTAATTCGCTGATACCGTCCATGCGATCCTTCATGGCTTCTTTTCGCTTAGCCTCTACAGCCTTCTGTACTTTTGTGGCTTTTTTGATATTCTCAAGACTAGGGTTTTGGGTAAGCATTGCAACCTCTTCAACCAACTCTTCGATTGGCTTAGCCTTGAGCATTTCCATTTCCACAGCCGCTTTGCCTCTTTGCTCAGCCTTGACTTGACCTGCTTTGGATGGCTTAACTGGCTTAACGATATCGTATTGAGTCTTGAGATCGCTAGTAAAACTGTGCCACGCTACTGATACCTTATTATCCTCAGGAGCACAACGCTTAGCCTGAGCATACCCAACCTTCCAGCAAGTAGAGCCCTCAGTCCAAGCGTCATAGCTGATATCGCCATCAACCAGCACAGCATGATAAAACGATAGCAAGGCTTCATCCCGTTGTCCATCAATGTCAGCACATGCTGAGCCAATAGAGATAAAGCCCGCTTTAGTTAATTCTGTAGTAATGTATGACATGGTAAATCCTTTCTAAGTTATGTACCGACTTGGTACGCTTTGAATATAACCGAGTATGCGAGATAAACTCTTGACCTAGATCAAGAAAACCAAAACTAATTTAGACTATCTTAGCCCCAGCTCAGAATGTCATGCCAGCCAGCCAACCCCACCATACCCCCACCAACCCGATTCGCTTAGATGGTACCTACTGCAATACATACACAGTGTTTTGCACAGTAGATATATCAAAAATAAAATCGGCAATAAGTACCCCCATGCCTCTTTATAGTGCATACCCCCCGGGGGGTATATAAAAAATTTGAAAACCACCTCTAAAAAATAACGCTGTAACTATATGATTTTAAAAAGAAAACCCGTGCAAACATGTGACATCGACAGGCATAAAATTGATACCTATAGGTATCAAAACAACAAAGCAATTCCAACCTATAGGTATAAAAAAGTTTCCCGAACGGGAAGAATTGATGAAAAAGTAGGCAAATGTAGGAAAATATTCCCGAACGGGGTATTTTATAAGAAAAAGAAATGACTCATTAATGAGTCCGTAACCCACTTAAAGCCTTATTTATAAGTCAACCAAACTGCTAATAGGCCGCACAATGTGTATAAAATGTCGACAAAAATGTACATATCGCCAGAACATGTCTACAAAGCTGCAAATACTATACATATCAAAAACTGCCTAGTAACAATGTTGCAGCGCAGCAAATTGTGTAATATACTACACAAAATTAACCCCTATTAGGAGAACACAATGTTCGATTTCAAAGACGCAGAAAAGAAGTTTCAAGATTTAGCTAAGCAAGTTCAACAACTTAACGAGTTCTGGGTAAATGCAGTAATCTCCAGCCTCAAGCAGTTCACTAAGTAATATCAGGGGGCTAAGGCCCCCACCCCCATGCTTTGTTACCAGGCTATATAGACTAGCCCATTCTCTAGAAGTACCCCCCATAAGTCGTTTACCTCCCACACCCCCACCTATATAATTTAGTTTCACGAGAGGGGGGACGATGCATGAAGTTCACAGTAAGAAAAGTCGATATAAGAAACCCAGCAATTCAGAATCTGTTGCTATTTCTTCAGAGAAAGATTTTGCCGGAAGACCAACCGTACACTCCGGATCGTGGGCATTGGTGGATAGCTTATGCAGAATGTGGGAAGCCCATAGGTTTTGCGGGTCTGGTACGCTCGATCAAATGGACAGATACAGGTTACTTATGTAGGGCAGGTGTAATGGATGGCTTTACAGGTCATGGACTGCAGCTGCGTATGATTAAAGTTCGCCTTGCGCAAGCTAAGAAGTTAGGCTGGGCGTGGTGCATTACAGACACGACAAATAATCCAGCTAGTGCAAATTCTTTAATCAACGCCGGGTTTAAGATGTATACTCCGGGGAAACCGTGGTCCTTCCGTAACGCATGCTATTGGAAAAGAAAGCTAGATCCTGATGCCGTACAAAGACGAGAGTACAAGAAAAAAGAAACACAAGGAATACAGCCGTAAGCACTACTTAAAAAACCAAGAAGAAATAATACAAAAAAATAAAGCAAGCAAAGCACAACAAAAAGAAACATGGTCAGAGTTTAAGCGAGGCCTTAAATGCACTAAGTGTGGGTTTGACCATATAGCTGCACTAGACTTTCACCACGAAGACCCAAGCACTAAAGAGTACAACGTTAATCGACTAGTCTCTAATAAGCAGTTCACAAAAGCATACGAAGAAATTAAAAAATGCATAGTCCTATGCGCTAACTGCCACCGAATACACCATTACGAAGAAAAAGCTGGTATTATTAGCTCATCATAACTAACCAGCAACCAAACATGCCGGTAAATGTAGAACCGACCAAAGACGTTCCACAACCAGAACACTACGCTAGAGACGAGGTGGCTCAGTCACATTCAGACAATCTACGCGTTAAAGCTAATACTGCTCTTATTCTTAAAGAACTTGGTGCCACAATAGAGGTAACTGAGGAAGAACGTGCTGAAGCAATGGAGTTATTCAAACAAATTGACGGTGAAGACCCATCAAAACCCAAACAGAAAAAAGAAGTTGCTGCTGCGTCAACCCCTGGGGTTGCTTATGCGTTAGCAGGGTATATATCTCACTACGATAAACAAGTAATTGCAGATAAAGTACAGCTTCGTAATATTGCTGTGAACCGCTTGCTCGAAATGAGCCAAGAAGAAGACTTAAAAATAGCTATTAAAGCGGTCGAATTGCTCGGAAAAGCCTCAGATTTGTTCACAGAACACCAAGAAATCACCATTACACACAAAAATAGCCTTGAATTGCAAGAAGGAATCAGGGAAAAGATACGTTTGCTTATGCAAATGAACACAATTGATGTAACTCCTACCTCAGAACGCCTAACAAATGCATTAGATGACGACAGCACCCAAGAAACTGAGTAACTCGGAGCTAAAAGCTCTGGAAAACAACCTTAGTAAGCTAAACGAAGGCCAACTAAGGGCCCTTTATGCACAATTATCTGAGACAGTAGAGTCTAAGGAAGTAGAAAACTGCCAGGAAAACTTTATGGATTTCGCTCATAAGGTATGGCCTGGGTTTATTGACGGTGCACATCATCAAGAGATGGCACGAGCTTTTGAAAGAGTTGCAAATGGAGAAATTAAAAGGCTTATTATCAATATGCCGCCTCGTCATACTAAATCTGAGTTCGCTTCTTATCTATTACCCGCTTGGTTTCTTGGTAAGTTTCCAAAAAAGAAGATTATCGAGACAGCACATACAGCAGAGTTGGCGGTCGGGTTTGGTAGAAAAGTGCGTAACTTGGTTGATTCAGACGTATATAAGTCCATATTCCCGGGCGTGGGGCTCCAGTCTGATTCTAAAGCTGCTGGCCGGTGGGCGACTAACCAAGGTGGAGACTATTTTGCTATCGGTGTGGGAGGAGCAGTTACGGGTAAGGGCGCGGATATCCTCATTATTGATGACCCACATTCAGAACAAGAAGCAACACTAGCAGAGTCAAACCCCGAGGTTTACGATAAAACTTACGAGTGGTATACCTCTGGGCCTCGCCAACGTCTACAACCAGGCGGCGCTATTATTATAGTGATGACCCGTTGGTCTAAGAAAGATCTGACTGGGCAAGTAGTAAAGGCTGCCTCTGCACGTAGTGGCGAACAATGGGAAGTAATTGAGTTCCCGGCTATCCTACCGGACGATAAACCACTATGGCCTGAGTTTTGGAAACTAGAAGAACTTTTAGCACTGCGTAATGAATTGCCTAATGGTAAGTGGATGGCGCAGTATATGCAGTCGCCTACCTCAGATGTGTCTGCTATTGTCAAACGAGAGTGGTGGAAGATATGGGAACACGACACCCCGCCGCCATGCGAATTTATCATACAGAGCTGGGACACAGCTTTTCTAAAGACTCAACGCTCAGACTACAGTGCTTGTACTACTTGGGGAGTATTTTATAACGATGAAAGACGGGGCCAAAACGTGGTTCCTGTAGCTAGTATCATCCTTCTAAACTCGTTCAAGCAGCGTATGGAGTTCCCAGAACTAAAGCAAACAGCACTAGAACACTATAAAGAATGGGAACCAGATGCGTTAATCGTCGAGGCAAAAGCTTCCGGTGCGCCTCTAGTATTTGAATTGCGGGCGATGGGTATTCCAGTTCAAGAGTACACTCCTAGTAAAGGCAATGATAAAATAGCCAGATTGAATGCTGTAGCAGATATGTTCGCTTCGGGAAGAGTTTGGGTGCCCGCTACACATTGGGCAGAAGAATTAGTGGAAGATGTGGCAAGTTTTCCGTCTGGGGAGCACGATGACTTAGTGGATTCGATGACCCAGGCATTGTTGCGCTTTCGTAGAGGGGGCTTCGTTCGCTTAGATTCCGATGAGGAAGATGAGCCACTGCAGTTCAGGTCAAGAAGAAATATGGGTTATTACAACGTATGACAACGCAGAAATACATGGGTAGGCACCAGCTAGTTAAAAGACTTGCAGCTCAGGTAGGTAGCGAAGAAATAGCCATTGGTATCCTTAAAAAACGTGGGCAGTTAGAAGCAGATGGAAAGACATTAACAAAAGCGGGTCAGAAACGTGACAACATGACCGCTAAAGAACGTGCAATAGATAGAGCATCAAAAGGATCTGGGCGAACTCCGTCAGAATTTAAGTACGACCCAAAGACAAACAGAGCAACACTTAGGAAATAATTATGGCAATGGAAAAAGGTTTATACGCAGCACCACTAGGAATCAACCAAGCAGCGGAGGAAGAAGAGCCCCTTGAGATTTCGATTGAAGACCCAGAGTCTGTAGACATTGGTATTGGCGGGCAGTCTCTATTGCACATGGAAAAAGATGGTGAAGACGAAGAAGGCTTTGATGATAACTTAGCTGAGTATCTTACAGAAGGCCAGTTGCAGATGTTAGCTGGTGATTTACTTGGCGAATTTGAGGAAGATATATCCTCTCGTAAAGACTGGATTCAGACGTATGTAGATGGTCTACAGTTGTTAGGTATGAACATTGAAGAGCGTATGGAGCCGTGGCCTGGAGCTTGTGGTGTATATCATCCATTGCTTTCCGAGACCCTAGTTAAGTTCCAAGCAGAAACAATTACCAGCATATTCCCTGCATCGGGCCCTGTAAAAACCCAGATCATTGGTAAAGAAACACAAGAGAAAAAAGATGCAGCAACTCGTGTCCAAGATGACATGAACTATCAGTTAACTGATGTAATGGAAGAGTACCGCCCAGAAACAGAGCGAATGTTGTGGGGCTTAGGTCTTTCAGGTAATGCGTTTAAAAAGGTTTACTTTGACCCATCATTGAACCGCCAAGTTAGTATGTTTGTCCCAGCGGAAGACTTAGTTGTGCCGTACGGCGCTTCGAGCCTTGAAACAGCTCCACGGGTAACGCATGTAATGCGCAAGACAGAGAATGAAGTTCGCATATTGCAACACGCAGGTTTTTGGTTAGATATTGATTTACCAGAGCCAGTAGATAGCTTTGATGAAGTAGAGAAGAAAATTGCAGAGAAGATGGGCTTTCGTGCCTCTGTAGATAGCCGCTATAAGATATTAGAGATGATGGTTAACCTCGACCTTGAAGGGTATGAGGACTTAGATGACGAAGGCGAGCCGACTGGTATAGCACTTCCATACATTGTGACAATAGAGAAAGCTACCCAGACGGTTTTAGCTATCCGCAGAAATTGGAGACCAGAAGATGAACTCAAGAAAGCAAGATCGCACTTCGTCCACTACGGGTATATACCTGGTTTTGGCTTCTATTGTTTTGGCCTTATTCATCTTATTGGGGCATTTGCTAAGAGTGGTACTTCTATCTTACGTCAGCTTGTCGACGCCGGATCACTTGCAAACTTGCCAGGTGGCTTTAAGACCCGTGGCTTGCGAGTCAAAGGTGATGACACCCCCATCGCCCCCGGCGAGTTCAGGGACGTAGATGTTCCTAGTGGCACAATGCGTGACAACATCATGCCGTTGCCATACAAAGAGCCAAGTCAAGTATTAGCAGGGTTATTAGATAAGATTATTACAGAAGGTCGTGGTTTTGCAGGCGCAGCTGACTTACAAGTTAGTGATATGTCCGCCCAGGCTCCCGTTGGTACAACTCTAGCAATTCTAGAACGTACGCTGAAAGTTATGTCCGCAGTACAAGCCCGCATCCACTATGCATTGAAGAAGGAGCTCTGTCTTCTGCGCGACATTATTCGTGACTACACCCCTGATGAGTATGAGTATGAGCCAGAGGAAGGTGAGCGCAAAGCTAAACGGTCTGACTATGATTTAGTAGAAGTTATTCCAGTTAGCGACCCTAATGCAGCGACCATGTCACAAAAGGTTGTGCAGTACCAAGCAGTAATGCAGTTAGCACAACAAGCACCACAGTTATATAACCTCCCGTATCTACACCGTCAGATGTTAGAAGTTCTTGGCGTTAAGAATGCAGCTAAGTTAGTTCAGTTACCTGATGACCATAAGCCAGAAGATCCGATCACTGAGAACCAGAACATTTTGATGAGCAAACCTGTCCGTGCGTTTTTATATCAAGACCATCAGGCACACATCATGGTACATAAGTCTGCAATGCAAGACCCTAAGATTGCTCAGCTTATTGGCCAAAACCCACAAGCACAAACCCTTATGGCTGCTATGACTGCGCATATCAATGAGCATATTGCCTATGAGTATCGTAAACAAATGGAAGCCCAGATGGGTGTTGAGTTGCCGTTCCATCCAGATGATGCCCCAGAAGACCAAGGTATGCCTCCAGCTATGGAAGTTCATATCTCTCAACTTGCTGCCCAAGCATCTCAAGTTATTCTTAACCAGAATAAGACAGCAATTGCAGCACAACAAGCTCAGCAAGCAGCGCAAGATCCGATTGTCCAAATGCAACAACAAGAACTCGCTATTAAGAAGCTTGATGCTGAAACTAAGCAGAAGAAGATGATTGCTGATGCCTCTGCTAAAGCTGACCAGATTGAACTTGAACGTGCCCGTATCCAGTCTCAAGAAAAGATTGCTGGTATGAATATTGGAGCAAAAGTCCAGAACGATAAGGCTAATTTAGCAGCAAGACAGGCAACAGATGGCCTAAGAATTGGTGTAGATGTAGCTAAAGCTAAGGATCAAATTGCAGCACAAACCCATCAAGCAAGGCTCACACACGAGCAAGCAATAGCGCAAATGGAAGCACAAAAACGTAATCAAACCCCAAAAGGTAAAGAATAATGGATCTAAACGAGTATTACCTCAAAGAACTAAAGGAACGTATGGAGATGCTTCAAAAAGCATTAGCCCGTGGCGCCTGTACAGACTTTGCGGAATATAGGTACACATGTGGACAGATTCGAGGTCTAGAAGCTGCATGTGCAATCATTGAAGACCTCGCAAAACAATTGGAGCACTCAGATGACTGAAATCCTTATCGGCTCAAACCCCGATAATCCAGAAATAGTAGGTTCAGTAAAATTTCAAGCAACAGACGATGAAAAAGCCCGACAAGTACCGACACCATCAGGTTATCGCATTATGTGCGCTATTCCCGAAGTGGAAAAGGAATTTGAAAGCGGCATTCTAAAAGCAGATCAAACCATGAGCTTCGAAGAAAAGCTGGCAACAGTTCTATTCGTAGTATCGCTTGGTCCAGACTGCTACTCTGATAAAGAGCGTTTCCCCTCAGGTCCGTGGTGTAAACAAGGTGATTTTGTATTGGTCAGACCCAATGCTGGTACACGCCTACTTATTCATGGCCGTGAGTTTCGTATGATTAATGATGATTCCGTAGAGGCCGTAGTACAAGACCCACGCGGCATCAAACGTGCAAATTAAGGAGCCCCAAATGGCTGAGCAAGAATTTAAGTTTCCCGATGAAATTGATAACGAAGAGTTAGATATTGAAATTGAAATCGAAGACGATACACCCCCAGAAGACCGCAATCGGCAACCAATGCCTAAAGAAATTGTGGAAAAGCTGGAAAAAGAAGACCCAGCAGAAGAAGAATTAGACCCTAAAGCTCAAAAAGAACGCCTAGCGCAATATAAAAAGGTATGGAACGATGAGCGTAGAGCCAAAGAAGCAGCCCTTAGAGAGCAGCAAGAAGCTATTAATTTAGCTAAAAAAGCACTCGATGAGAACAAAAGGCTCCGTGCAACCCTCTCTACAGGCGAAAAATCCTATATTGAGACTGTACAAAGCTCTGCTAACCTTGAGCTACAAAATGCCCAACGTGCTTACAAAGACGCATTGGAGAGTGGAGATGCTAACTTAATCGTCGAAGCACAGACACAACTCAATGAAGCATCTTATAAGACACAGCAGGCTCGGCAGTTTAGACCTAGTGCTTTACAAGAATTTGAAAACGATGTAACAATAGAGTCAGTGCAAAACACTAAGCCAAAAATTGAGCCTAAAACTCAAGCTTGGTTAGACAATAATCCTTGGTATGGCGCCAAAAAAGCTATGTCCAGTTTTGCTGTTGGTGTGCATGAAGAATTGTTAGACGAGTACGGACAGAACATTGTTGGTACCGACCAATATTTCAAACGCATAGACAAAACTATGCGGGAAAAGTTCCCTGAGTACTTTAGTACTATAGAGGACGAGGCAGAGAGCGAATCAGAGGCCCAAAAACCTACTAGAGCTAAGCCAAAAGTAGTTGTTGCGCCCGCAACTCGAAGTACATCTTCCAAACAAGTAAAACTATCGACCTCAGCGCAAGCGATTGCTAAAAAGCTAGGCTTAACCCCAGAGCAGTATGCCCGTGAACAAATGAAATTGGAGAAACAATAATGGCTAACAACAGAATTACTCGTGAATTAGATACCCGTGTAACACAGGAGCGTCCTAAGCAGTGGACTCCCCCAGAATTACTCCCAGAGCCTGACAAAGAGGCTGGGTATGCGTATCGTTGGATTCGTGTTTCGATGCTAGATAAAGCTGACCCACGCAACGTCTCTTCCAAAATAAGAGAAGGTTGGGAGCCAGTAAGAATCGAAGAACAACCCAAATTTAAACTGTTAACTGATCCTGATAGTCGTTTTAAAGACAATATTGAGATTGGTGGATTATTACTTTGCAAAACTCCAGAAGAGTTATTGGTTCAGCAGCAGGAATATTATGCTAAGCAAACCCAAGCTCAGACAGAAGCTGTAGATAATAATTTAATGCGCCAAAGCGATTCGAGAATGCCTATTTTTAAAGAAAGCAGATCATCGACTAGTTTTGGTAAAGGTAATTAAATAAACTTAGGAGTTTCAAATGGCTTATCCTATCGTTCCAGCACCCTATGGGTACAAGCCGCTTAACTTGATCGGTGGTCAAGTGTTTTCTGGTTCTACACGTAATGTGCAGATTCAGTACAACTATGCTACCGCAATCTTTTTTGGCGACGCGATTAAAGAAGTAAACGGGTTTGTTACCCGCGCATCAATTGCATCCGCAACTACTGCTAACCAAACTACTGGTGTGTTCTTGGGTTGCTACTACACTAGCCCAACAACTAAACAACGTTTATGGTCACAATACTATCCTGGCGGCATCCTTGCTGGCGATATTACTGCAATCATTTCTGATGACCCAGATATCGTTATTAAGGCTGTTATGTGTTCCGCTGGTTCTACTATCGGTTCTGCAGCTCAAGTAATGGTCGGTTCCAACGTTGGTGGTATTACAACTGTTGCTGGTAACACAAACACAGGTGACTCTGCTAACTCAATCTTGGTTCCATCTTCATTGAGCACAGCTACATTGCCTTTCCGCGTTATCGACATCGTTCGTGATACTGCTGTTTCTTTAGGCACTGCTACTTTCGTATCAGGTGCATCTACTACTTTGACTACAAGCGCCCTCCCACAAGCACTCGTATTAGGTACAGATGTAGGCTCTTTAGACTCTGCTGGTCAACTTATCCAAAGCGGTTCATATGTATCTTCTGCAGCTACTGCAGGCGCTACTTCCGTTACCATCAACGCAGCACCAACTGCAGCTTTTGTAGCAAATTCGACATTGGTGTTCACACAGTATCCAGAAGTACTCGTGAAATTTAACTTCGGTTATCACGGTTACTACTCTGCTACTGCAGTTTAATTAAGGAGCTTTTAAATGGCTATTTCACGCGCACAACTACTGAAAGAGTTGCTCCCCGGATTGAATGCATTGTTCGGATTAGAGTATGCTCGCTATGGTGAAGAACACAAAGAAATCTACGAAACAGAGACTTCTGAGCGTTCTTTTGAAGAAGAAACAAAACTGTCTGGATTCTCAGCCGCTCCGGTTAAGAATGAAGGTTCTGCAATTGCTTATGACAATGCACAAGAAGCTTGGACAGCTCGCTACAACCACGAAACTATCGCCCTTGGCTTTAGCTTGACTGAAGAAGCAATCGAAGATAACCTCTACGATTCTTTATCTGCTCGCTATACTAAAGGTCTAGCTCGTGCTATGGCTTATACCAAACAGGTTAAAGCTGCTGCTGTATTAAACAATGGTTTCAATGCCTCCTTTGTTGGTGGTGATGGTCAAACATTGTTCAGCACTGCTCACCCATTGGTAAACGGCGGTACAAACGGTAACACTCCATCTACTCCTGCTGACTTGAATGAAACTGCACTTGAAAATGCTGTTATTCAGATCGCTGCTTGGACTGACGAGCGTGGCCTCTTGATCGCTGCAAAACCACGTAAATTGGTTGTTCCACCAGCATTGCAATTCGTTGCTACTCGTTTGCTCGACACAGAACTCCGTGTTGGTACAAACAACAACGACATCAACGCTATTAAGAACAACGGTTCCGTTCCAGAAGGTTACACAATTAACCACTTCTTGACTGCAACTAATGCATGGTTCTTGACAACTGATGTACCTAACGGTTTGAAGCATTTCGAACGTACACCTCTCCAGAATTCTATGGACGGTGACTTTGATACTGGCAATGTGCGTTATAAGAGCCGTGAGCGTTATAGCTTCGGTTACTCTGACCCACTCGGTATCTACGGTTCATATTAATCCGTAGTTTTAAGCAAACGTAAATAAGTTTGGACCCCGCTCAAAAGGCGGGGTTTTTCCTTTAAATACTTGCACACAGTTTTAAAAAGTAGTATAAATAACACATCTGGGTAATCCACTATTCCACCACTGCCCCAGCAGACAATGCAATGATCGGGATAGTAACTTTTGCATAAGGAGTCCATTATGGGACGTAGTACATTTGAAGGCCCAGTTTTAGCTGGAGATAATCGTTTTGGCCCACAACGTGACGTTGGCCCAGTTTTGTTGTCGCAACAAGCTTTTTTAGACTTTTCTGTAACTTCAGCTAACACTACTAACTACGGTGGCGGTTCAGGTACATTTGTAACTCCAAACGGCATTCCAAATAGGGCTGCTACAATTTGGACACCTCAAGCTGGTGCATATAGCACAAACGGCCCCACTGCTGCTTCTTCACCGACAGCTGATGCTTCTGGCACTATCTATCGTGGTGCTGTTTTCTTATTGCCACAAGGCTCAAATATTACCGACGTTATTGTTGACGTAGGTGTACTTCCAACCGATGGATCAGTTACTGCTAACTCAATCCAACCATATGTTTCTAACAACTTTGCTACTTCTTCTGGCGTATACGCTACTATGGCTGCTATTACTTCAGCTACTCGTGGCACAGCAACTTTTGTAGGTTCACAATTAGTTAGTTCTTTTGGTACATTACAAGACGTACAAAACTTGCAACCTGGTACACAACCTACATGGTTCTCACAAGTTGTTGTTACATTGAAGATTACTAATACTAGTTTAACAACTCCAACATCTGGTCAAATTGCTGTTTCTTTAAAATATGCCCAACAAGATTTGAATATTGGTTCTAGCACTGCTTATCCATACGGTAACTTTGATTAATGACTCAATAGGGGGTTAATATCCCCCTTTTTTAAATAATCTAAGGAGCTAAAATGGGTTTAAATTTATTCAATTTCTTCTCGCCCAATAACCAAACGGGTGCTATGGGGACTCAAACCCCAAGTACTGCTTGGCAAGGTATTGATGGCGCAGCAGAATTTATCGCTCCTCAACGTTTGCGTGACGTTGTTGGTAAGCTAAAAGTATCACAATCGCAAAATATTTATGACGCTGACTTTGAGTACGGCGTTCAGCCCCTGCGTTGGGAGCAGTATATCCAAAACGTATCTGGACAAGCTTATATTGTTCAAAACCCAGGTCTAGGTGGCGTTTCAATGAACATCGGTGGTGGTAATACTCCCGGTGATATTACTATTCGTCAGTCACGTCCTTACCATCGTTATCAGCCTGGTAAGACAATGTACATGGCTTCTAACGTAAACTTTGGCTCTTCTGTTACTGGCCAAACACAACGTGTTGGTATTTTTGATGATTCCAACGGCATTTTCTTTCTGCAAAGCGGCTCTCCAACGCCTACTAATCCGTATGCAATGAGTGTTGTTATTCGTTCTGATGCTTCTGGATTACCAACTGATACAGTTATTGACGCTTCTCAATGGAACGGTAGTAAGCAAATCCGTGATAACTTAGATTGGACTAAAGTCCAAATGATTTGGATGGAGTATGCTTGGTACGGTGCAGGTTCACTTCGTTGGGGTATAACAATGAACGGAGAGCCTTGGGTTCTTCATCAAGTTGGTGTAGGTAATGCTACTATCAATGGTGTTCCGCAAGTTAGACCTTGGAGCCGTACTGGTAACCTCCCTGTTCGCTATGAGCAACGTGATAATGGAAGCAGTGGTGCTTCTTTAATGACTCACTATGGGGTATCTGTTCTTATCGAAGGTGGTATTGATAAGCAACGTGGTTTTACATATTCCTATGGTAATAATGCTAAGACTCAGAATCGTTCAGTTCCAGCTTCAGCAATTCGCTATCCAGCTATGTCATTCCGTATGCGTTCTATGGGCGCAGATATATTTGACCAAACCAATGCCGCAGCTACAGGTGGTACATCACAGACTTTAACTATTAGTGCAGCTACTCCGACTATTAGTTCTATTGTTGGACAATCTAATGGTGGTCAGTCTTTAGTAACATTTTCGTCAGCTCATGGATATGCAGTAACTAACCCAGCAAACGCAAATAGCCCAGCTCAATATGTTACTTTAAGTTCATTTGTTGCTGTTGGGGTATCTGCTACAGGAAACAGTTCATCTGGTTCAATAATAACGCTTGGTAACGTAACACCAGGATTATTTCAAGCTGGACAAGTTTTGTCGGGTACAGGTATTACAGCAGGTTCTACTGTTGTTAAACAATTAACCTCTACTGGTTCTGCTGTTGGTTCACAAGCATATGCAAGTGGTGGTGCAGCAGGTTCTAGTATTG